GGTCTTTTCTTGTTTCCACTTTTCTTATATCATGCACTACTTCTAGGATATGGTCAATATATTTTTTTGCTTTTTCTCCTGCTTCACAAATTTTTTCTAATTCTTCTTTTAATTGAACTGCAATCTCATAATCAAACTCTGTTTCAATTATTTTGTAAAAATCTTCATAACAAGGCATCTCTTTTTCTATATAAAATTCTATTAAATTCTTTACATTGCTTAGAGTAGACTTAATGCGATGCAACAGAAGATAACGATCTGACTTAGTTTTCTTTAGAATCTGTCCTTTATTTCCATAGATTACAATTCCTTCTCCTTTCTTCCATTGATTAACTGATTCAATCATTGAAGAAATTGAATTAAATTTGTATCGAATAGGTCTTTCTACTTTCCAATCGGTAGAAAATATATCTAAATCGTTTTGTAATACATAAGAATAATCATCATGTTTTATTACACCAGTAAGCCAAAGAGTTGGTTCTTCTGCTTCTCTCTCAACGATAATATTTCTCGGAGAATACCATTCACAAACAATCGAATATTGTTCAGTGTTAAGATAATCATTATTAAAAACTAAAGGATATTTTCGTTTCAAAAAAGGAATTTCGTCTCCATTATCTAAGGTAGTTGCATCGCTAGTTCCTCTTGTTCTAACGATTAGCTCTCCTTTGAATTTTGAAATAATCAGAGTTGATCCATCTAGCTTGTGAATAAACTCAATATCGGAATCAATATCAATCGGTTCAAATTCTAGTTGCTCACCAAGATTTGTAAATTTTTTCCAAGACGCGCTAACAAGTTCTCCACCTTTAGTCCAAATAGAGGAACGGAATATTTTATTATCATCGTTCCATTTAATATCATGTTTAATAGGAAATATTAGCTTGCAATCGGTTTTTGCAATAATACAATCTCTGATGGAAAATTCTTCTGTTGATGGAAAATCAAATATTCTCATTTTTTTTTAAGAACTTTAAACCTTTACAATTTTTTCTATAATTTCTCCAATTTTTTCTATATTTTATAATCCAATCAATTAAAGCTGTACTATAACCGATATCATATCCCTTTTTCTCACTCTCCAACCATTTATGTTTCAATACTTCTTCCCTCTCTTCCAAAAAATCTTTATAAATTAAAGAATTTATGTAAAAATCTTGGGTGGCGGATAAAGCATTCATTATAATATTTGTTATTTTAAAAACTCTGCGAAAATAACATCTCGGTCTTCTGATCTTGCTTTTACTGCTTGTTGAGCAATTTGTAGAGGATTATCTTTAAATGCACGACCCCTATAACTACCCCAAAAATCATATGTCCATAATTGATTTTTTCCTTTAGGATACATATAGGCAACTATTGCATGGCCATTGGTTTTCTTGGTTTTTGCATCAATCCAGTGATATACAACTACTTCAGACCAAACATCATATTTTTGCAAGCCTTCTCTGAATGCAATTGCGGTAGGAAGACAGGCATTTCTTTTGGTTTCCATCCAAGATTCTGGGTTGGAAGGAGTTGCACAAGATACTAAAAAACAACTTATTAAGACCAATAAAATATTTTTCATATAACTATTTATTCAAAATCCGCCCAAATTTCATTAATATCTAAAAGTCGGTGTATACATCCATTTACTCTTTCAGTCCAAGAACTATGAAAATGTCCATATAAATGCAATCTTGGTTTACATAGTTTACAAATTTCATCCATAATAGCTCTTTCGTCTGTTAGATCTTCTATTAAGAATGCATCCTCTCTTGCCCATCCATAGACCATTTCATTAAACTGTTGCGGAAAACACCAAGAAGGGGCAGTGTGAGTCACTAGGATATCTACTTCTTCACATTTGTTCTTTTCGAACACCAAAACTTCCTTCTCCCAATAAGAAGTTCCTTCTGTTCTTCCTGTTCTGTCAATAGAAGTTGCACCACCAATAAATTGAATCTTCTTATCTCCATACTCAGCAATTGTATAATCAGCAATCAGCTCAAAATTACTCAAAGAAACTCTATCTTCACCTCGAAAATAAGATGGGTCTGAATGATTTCCGCGTATACTCAAATATTCTATATTATATTTCTTAAAACGATTATTTAAAAGTTCAAACTGTCTTAGTTGTTTTTCTTTTGAAATAAATCCCTCTCCCCCGTCTCCAACACAAATAATATAACAATTATCTATTTTTTTAGATATTATAATATCAAAAACTAAATCCCATGATCCATGATGATCACCCAAAAACAATAATGGTTTGTTTTTATTTAAATTTTTAATAGAAAGCGTGGTATCCATGATAAGTAATTATATATGATATTGGATTTAAATCAAGAAAAATGTTGTTATATTTTAGGATTTTTTTGGGCAGATTGTTATTTTGGCATTTCTTCTAGGGGTTTATATAATTTTTCTTTAGAAATAAAAACAGATGATTTTTTAAATATTTGGAGTTATATACAAAATATAGGGTTTGAAAAATATAAAACAAGAAAAAGAAAAAATTCAAATAATTTACAATCTTTTGTTAGAACTGCTCGACAAAAAGAAATGCAATTTTTTAAAAAATATAATTTTGATAAAAAAAATAATGGTTGTCCTTTGTATTTTGATTTAAAAGATGAGATGAAGCCTTTTTTTATAAAGGGATTTTTAGATGGTGATGGTAGCATATCATTGGATAAAAATAATTCTTTTAGAATTGGATTTAATGGTTCAAAAAATCAAAGTTGGGACTTTTTAGAAAATTTTTGTAATAAAAATAATATAAAATTTGCGATCTATAGAAAAGATAGAATTCCTAAGCATGAAACCCATAAAAAACAAATTCACGGGTATTCGGTTTTTGAATTTACAAATATAGAAAATAGATTAAAAATGTGTGAAATTTTAGATTTAAATATAGGTCTTTCTAGAAAAATAGAAATATATAAAAAATATAAAAAAAATAGAGATGAAACAAATATACAAAAAAATATTTCAATGATCTTTTCCCGTTAGAGATATCCATTCTTCTGTCAATTTTGTAATTTCTTCTACAATTTCTTTCATTCTGGTTCTGTCTTGTAAGGTTCTTCTATTATGACGAAATAAAATCCAGCAATTTTTTCAATTTTGCTTTTGCTTCCTTTAGGGAGCGGTTTGTTTTTAAATGATTTATCGGCAATTTCCCATGCTTTTGTAAAATCTTTTGACTTTGCTGCTTTATCCATAGCTTCTTGATATCTTTGTGGAATTTTAAATTCCTTTCGCGGCTTCCAATATCCATTAGCTGCATCAATAATTTTAGGAATCGGAACATCAGAATATTGCATTGGTCCATTACCAGAAACGTTCATAATGGTTCTATAGCCATCATTTTGCTGATAATGGAGATATTGTTCAATTACTTTTTTAATTTCCCAAGCGGCAGTTCCGTCTTTCATTTGCTCGCAACCGACTCCGTAATACGAATTCGGATTTGTGCAAATATCTTCATTTCTAAATGCCAATGTCCTAACAACGCTTTCAATTACATGAGTGTCAATATAATTTAAGCAATCCTTGTCAATAAAGGCGGTGGACATAGCCATTGCAATTTGCCCAGATCGAAGTCGGCTATATACTTCCAATGCAGTTACAAGAGTTGCAAGATGTTTTTCATCAAACTCTATTGATACTTTTTTAGATTGTTCTGTTTTTTTCTTTTTCATTTTTTAATTGGGCTAAAGTAAATTTTTGGATCTCTTTTGAAGTATCGCGCATCTGTATCAATATCAATTGTGACATACCAAGATCTATTGCCGACGGTTGCGACCTTCTTGTTAAGGTGTTCAGATTTGCTAAGAATATTCATATACTCTTTATGAGCTTTATCCTTCATTTCGCTTGCTTTTTCATAAGCTTTCTTTGCTTTGAAAATTTGGTTAAAAGATGCTGGCTTTTCTTTTTTGATTTCGGCACTTTTGGTTTTCATTTTAATCTTTTGTTGAATATGAGAAGTTGAATCCTCCATACCTTGAATATTTTTCGTCTACTTGTCCGGATTCAAACCAAACGTCTGCATATTTTTGCGCGGAATTATCAAATTCTTTCATTTCCACGTCGAAGCCAAGTTTTTCCAATTCCAATGCACAATCAGAATCTAAATCCCAAGGAGGACCATCATAAAGATTAAATTCGGAAATATATTTTAGAAACTCTTCTTCACTGTTTCCTGTATATGGATTCTCTTCCAAGTTTTTGAAGTCATCTTCGTCTAGTTCTACTGCATCGCTTGCCAAGTATAGTGTTACGTTTTCTCTTTTACGGATTGTGTATTTCATAATTCTTATATTATTAAATAATTTTTATAAAATGTCAACAGTTATTTGTAATAAAAATCTTGCTCAAAATCTTCATCTAAATCTACTCTATCCTTTAACCATGCTTTCAATGCCCAATGGTAATATGTGTAGTTTGGATCTCCTTCGTAATGAAAGAAAGCATGACCAAGATCATACTGAATCTGCATTAAAACTTTATTTTTAATTCCTTTTTTTACTCTACTTTCCAAAATCCAAGAATCCAAGAATACCTTACAATCCATACCAAAGTCCCATTCAAAATATGCTAGATAATTATGACGATCTACATGATATAGATCAATATAAATTGGTTCTTTAAAAGTAATTAAACCAAGTTCATATATAGATTCTGGTAATTTAATTTTCATATGATTCTAAAAATATTGGTGTGTTTTCCCCTACGTATGCACCTTCAACATTAAAGGAAAAATACTCTTCTGCCTCTTCTTCAGACATTCCTTCCTTTATTAGAGATTCGATGCATTTTAATTTATTATAAACAGCCATCGGTTTACCAAATTGTCTACCAATACCAACAAATGCATCTTCAAATCCATCTGCTAATAAAACAGTTTCGTCATCATGTAAACAATTTTCTAAAATTTCTTGTATGTTTTTCATTTTAATAAAGTTTCTAATATTTTATATGTTCCGTATATGGTAGAATATATGGATGCTATTATTATAATACCACAACATGAAATGTCAAACCAATTTTTTTTCATCTGTATATAATATAGTATCTAAAATATTAAATTGTTTTTTCCAAATCCAAACAGGTTCTACAAATATACCGGATCTGTCCGAATTACTTCCCATTCGCTTTGCCATTCTGTAATTTATGTTTTCTGATTTTATAGAATTTGGTAGTGTAGATATAAAATCATTCATAGGATCACATATTCTGTTTATTGTATGGTTACAGTAAACATCACTTATGTTTATTGCTATGTGTCCACCAGTCTTTAATTGCCTCCAAGAGCTTTCAATAACAGGAAAGAGGAAAAGTGATAACCATTTATCTATCTTTTTATATCTTTGCCATGATTGATTATTTTCTTTTGAATATCTTTCTATGATAAAGTATGGAGGACTTGTGAATATGAAATCAAATTCTGTTTGATTATATGAAGGTAAAAAATCTTCAGCAGGAAAACAATTCATTTCAATGGTTTTATCAGAATTAAAAAGATTCATTTGTTGATTATATGAATCATACAAATTATCATTTGGATCAATTCCTATGTATGTTTTAACTGTTTGTGATGCCATTGCACCATTCAGCCTATCTCCCCATCCTGAACTAAAGTCTAATACACTTTCAGCATTAAAATGATCGTATAATGTTTTAGCTGCTGATGGGCGAAACTGACTTGCGATATACTTTCTCATTGCTATACAGGTTCTGAGTGTATCGGAAGTAACTTCTTTAACTTTTAGTGTCCAAAGAGCATTTAAAAGAGTCATGAAAAACTTTTTTGTATGCCATGTTCTATAAGGAGAAGGAGAATTTATAGAATCACATTTATATCTTAAATCTTGATGAAAGAAGTTTGATGATTTATTTCCAACATTACATGAATCTATGTATTTTGTACCTAATTCCCACTTATAATCATATCTACTGAACAATTCCCCCTCTTTTATGAGAGGGAGTGTGTTTAGGTTTTTAAGTGATTGAAAGTCTGTTTCTGCATCCGTTTGTGTGATTTCAACCAAAGGAACATCATAACCCCTTGTTCTTTCCCATATCTCTTCTTTTATTGAAAGGTCGAATTTTGGACGATTTTTTATAATATCTGCCCATTCTGATTGATTATATATTGTAAACATCAATCCTATTATGCTTCGCACGATTTACAGGTCATTATACTTCTGGCAAGCTCTTGTGCGGGATTCGCGCTACGTTGATAATACAATGATTTAATACCCTGTTCCCATGCAAATATCATAAGTTCATTTACTTCCTTTGGTTTGGTGTTTGGAGGAATCATAATATTCAAACTCTGGCCTTGGTCAATATATTTTTGACGTTGTGCAGCTTGAATAATAATTTCTTTTTGTGAAATTTCTCCAAATGTTTTAAATACATCTTTTTCATTTTCGGATAGAAACTCTAAATGTTGAACAGATCCACCATGAACTAAAATAGACTTCCAAGTATCATCATCATGTTTACCCTTCTCTTTTAAAAGATTCTTAAGATGTGGATTTTTATTTGTAAATTTGCCTTTAGCAAGGTCTTTGACATAATAATTACTATTCAATGGTTCGATACTAGGCGATACTTGCCCAAGAATGAAGCTGGAGGACGTTGTAGGAGCAACCGCTAATGTAGTAACATTGCGTCTATAATATTCTAATTTATTACTGTCATCATAAATTGGTGCAGACCCCAAAATACCTGCTAATTCGGTAGTTGCCATATCTGATTTTTTTCTAATAAAAGACCAAATTTCATTGTTCAAAAATTTTGCTTCCATAGATTCAAATGGAATCATCTTGGACTGTAATAAAGAGTGCCAACCTAGAACGCCAACTCCCAACGCTCTCTGATTCATAGCAAACTTTCTAGGTGCTTCCATGCATTTCATTCCTTCAGTCTTATCAATAAATTCCGACATTACTGCATCCAAGAAATAGACCAATGTCTCTACGGCATCAGTATTTTTCCACTCTTCCCATGTTTCTAAATTTAAAGATGATAAATCACATACGAAAGATTCATCTTCTGAGTTAGAAAGCATAATTTCAGAACAATTATGAGTTACTATACCATTGCATATCCAATGATGCTCTTCTGAATCAACGGTGCAGCAATATACTTCTTCCTTTCCTATGTGCTCAATAGAAGAAATTTTATAAAATTTCTTTGTATTATTTCTATATTCCTTTTTTTCTATTTTAATTTTTTTTCTACTCAAGAAACCCGTGTTTTTTTCAAAAACAAGTGCATCATTTTTATTTCCAATAATAAGTCGATAGCAATCTTTACATTCATAATATTTTTCACCACCTTTACCATCAGGTAATAATGTTTTACCAGCTTTTCTAAGAATTCTAATAGAAGTTTGCATTCCAAGATTAGCCAAAATTATCTGAATTTCTTCTAAAAATTCTTTATTAATAGATGCTAATGAAATTTGTACTGGTTCGCCATCAGATTTTGATTTAAAAACCGTACCATCTGCATAATAAAGACCTTTAATATATTGCCATTGTGTCTCTCCATTAGAAGACCAAATCCAATCTGGTACATATCCCTTTTCAAAATTGAGTGCCTTTTTCAGAGCCTTTGACGTTAATCTCTTTTTTAAAGATGAACCCTCTTGAACCACGCAGTCTCTAAAAATTGGGTTTTCATAAATTCTTTTATTATAACTAGAAATTTGAGTTTTATATTCATTGCAAACATAATCATGATATGACTGAACTTCATCTAAAAGATCAAAATCATTTTCCCATAAATCAATCATAATAAAATCTTTGTGTTGAGTACCGTCGGCTTGATATAACCCAAGCAGAAATGCTTCTTTTGGCATATTATTGTCTCCAAAAAGTCCTTTGTTTGTTTGAATTGCAACCGAATCACCAATTTTTAAATCTTCACATGCTACATCTCTCGTAATTATCACTTGAGGTTCGTTTGTTTTTTGAGTTCTTTTATCAAAAATAGAAACTTTATGGTAAGACGTAATTTTGTGTGTCATACCGTTTTCTAATGTAATTTTAAATACATCAGCGTTATTTTCTACAAGTCTCATTGGAGAAGATTTTACTATTTTATTATTGTCAAATAAAATTAATTCTTTTCCAATTTCATAAAGTTCCTTTGCTGTCAAAACGCCAAAGTTGGATGGAACTCTCTGATCACCCGTTACGCACAAGTTAGAATTATTAATTTTCAATCCTTTATCTTTATAAATTTGAGGAGCTTGGTTGTTAACATTATCGCTAAAAAGGATATATGGATAACCAGATTCAAAACGCTTCTTAATAACAAGACCCCAAATTTTACGAGCATCTTTATCACCATCGATCATTTTTTTCATCCATTCATCGGAAACCGAAACACCAATTGATAGATTTTGAATATCACATCCATCCGATTTAATCTTCAAAAATTCTTCAATGTCTGGATGGTCTACTGGAAGATATGCGGCAAATGATCCTCTACGAACATTTCCTTGAGAGACAACATTCATAAGTTTATCAAACAATTCCATGAAATGAACAGATCCTGTAGATTCACCACCTGATGAAATTGGTGTTCCTCTTCCTCTAACATTACCAAAATACGCAGATGTACCACCACCATGCTTTGTCATTACAGCGGTTTCTGAAACCTTTTCCATGATTCCTTCCATAGTGTCGGGAATGTAAGAACCGAAACAATTGTGCAAAATCACACCAGCCGCACTAAAAGAATGATCTTCTTCCACCGTAAAATCATAAACATCTTCCTGTTTATTCGTTAAAATTAATTCTTTAATTGGTGTATAAAATAATCCATCGTTAAATTTTATAGCACAATTTGATATGTTTTTATTAGCTCCTGTTTTATATTTTCTAAAATTGCATGTATATACATATTTTGTACTAGACAATTTAGCTGGTTTTTCTTGCATTTGTAATGACATTTGGTGTCCTAATTTAAGACCAATTTGATATATTTGTAAAAGCATTTTGGGATTTGCTACAGTTATTCTATATCCGTTATCCTTTGTTATATGTCCATCTCCGCACAATAAACCATCCAAAAAGCTTTGAAGAGTTTTTTTGGGCAAATTTATAATCCAATTTGGAATTAACTTTTCCTTGCACCCTTTACCAAAACTTTCAAATAAATTTCCAATTATATGAGAGTTTATATTAGCAGTAAGCCAACTATTTATTTTTTCATTTCTTTCAATTTTACTAGAATATATATTTCCGTTTAAATTAAATTTATTTGTTATTATACTAACCCACCTTTCACCCAATTCTTTTTCATCTTTATCGTTGTATGTAATTCTTATACCGTTAGGAATATTATTTTTATCAACTGTTAAACTTCCTTCGGCAAACCAAAATCCAAATGCCCACGATAGGTCTTCATCTATTTCAATTTTTTCATTTGGTGTTGAAATATATGTAACGTAATTTGAGTTTTTTGTATATTTTTCTTTGGTATTTTCTGAAATTTTTTTACATATTTTTCCATCTACAATATATGGTTCATATTTTTTACAATAAGGCTTAAGGTTTAAAATGTGTTCTTTTTCTTCTATCTCAATATCTCCATTTATAGCTACTAAATGAATATCTTTGTTTAATTCATCTACTCTAACCCAACCTAAATTTGTAAGAATTAGATGGTTTTCTGTTATATATAAAGGAGTCATCCGATTAGCAACCTTAAGTTTGAATATGTTTTTTCTATTATTAGTTATAATAATATCTGTTACTTTTCTGTACCTTCCTTTATGAGTAAGAACTAAATCTCCAATTTTTATATCCTTAGCCATTTTCCCCCCGTCTTCTTTGGTATTAATCCAAGTTTCAGGTGTAACACAAGAGATAGGCAATCCCCTTTTGCGTCCGAAATTTGACCAGATTGGACTTGACAAAGAAAAAAATCCTCTAGCCATATAATCCTCAAATTTATTAGCAAACCCTTCACAATTTAAATATTTTTCTGCTGCTTCTGCAATATCTCTAATTCTTTGTTCTGCTGTTTCTCCTTCTAACAAGTATCCTCTTTCTAAGAATTTTCTTGAGTCTTTGTTAAGCCATTCGTATTTGTTTGTCATATAAAATTAAAATAATTCAGATTCATCAAAACACTGTGATTTTTTAGAGTAACCAGTATCCTTACTATGGAAGAAGTCGGTCATGTTATTGCCCAATAATTCCTCCTGAAACCACATTGTAGAAGAAATAAGATTTTTGTCAATTTCAAAAGCAGCAGGAAATCCAATCATTTTAAGAGATTCATTGATTCTATTTTTAACAAATTCTTTGAGAATAACAGCACTAAGACCCTCTTCTTTGATTCCATTTATCATCCAATCAATAATTTTTGCTTCTGCTTCATATGCGTCTTTAGCTTCCGCTACAATTTTATTTACAAATTCATCATCAAAAAGATCTGGATATTCGTCTCTAATAGTATTGATAATTTGAGCACCAACCATACCATGAATATTTTCTTCGTTGCGAGTATATTTTACCTGTTGATCAGTATCTTTAAGAACATTTTTAAAACGAGCAAACCAATTGATTACATAGAATTGAGAAAACAAAGAAACATTTTCAACAAATAATGTAAAAAGAGTTAATGCATAAACATATTGCTTTTTAGAGTCTTTATAATAACGATGAGTATATTTTTTAAGATATTTGACTCTGCCTTGAATCCAGTCGAGTTTTAGATTTTCTTCAAAAACATCTTCCAAACCAAGAATAGAAATAAGACGTTCATATGCATTGTTGTGGATGACTTCCGTGTTTGCCATAACATATCCCAAATCTTGTAAAGATGGATGTGGAAGATTCTCACCAAGCTTTGCCCAAAAAGATTTTACTGCAATTTCAATCTGTCCAATTGCAGATAATGTTCGTATAACTATTTCTCTTTCTTGATCGGTTAAATTTACTTTAAACTGTTGAACATCAGATTTAAATGAAAATTCTTTGTCTGTCCAAAATCCATTGTGCATAGATTCAATAAATTTTTCAGTCCATGGATAGTTATTTGGTTTGCGCGAGATTTGTTCTTCGAATATCATATGTGTATATTTAATAAAAGTTCCCTGATTGTCTTCTATTTTTTTCCAGATGTCAAAGCTTTTTTTTGCTTAGATAATTTTTTGTGTAATTCAGATTTATATAACTTGTTGGACAATATTTTTAAAAAATATGCTAAGTCTAATGAATCACAAACATTTACTATTCTACTCTCCGTATATTTAACCATGCTTTCTGAATAATCGGGAAACAAGTAATGAACACATTCATGATATGCCGTTGATAATAAATCTCTCCTATAATCCAATTCGATGTCTGTCCAATTACACAATCCTACCGATGCTCTCATTTTCCTAAATGAAAAAAAGTCTGCTGGTTTTCTTTTTACCAAATTTACGCATTTTTCATGAATTTCATAAATTTGTTTTTTTGATAGCTTTTTCATATACATAATAATTATGGAATATTTTAAAAAAAAGCTTGCCTTTTATTCGTATTCCCATATGGTAAAGACCATGCTCTCATTAAAACAAAACCAAATACAGTCTATCTTTATTGAAGGAAATACTGAATCTTTTTATAATACCATCAACGATAATGAGTTTCCGATAAGAAAATACATAGAAAAAAAATATGGTCATTGTGCGGGGTTTTTCTATTCAGACGATGAATATACTGGACTTTCTCTCAAGCATCTACTTAAAAAGGGAAAACTCTTATCGTATACTTCTGTCGGAAAGAGCAATTTTGTTAAAAAAGATTTTTATGAAGGTATTCGAGGAGGAACTTTTTGGTTTTATTATAAAAATATATATGTTCGTCTTTCCATGAAAAACCAACCGGACGATTGCGAGTATATGTCAAATAGTAGTTTGAGTTCTCCTCCTAGTAATATTATTATCGACGAATCAGAAGACGTGGAAGGTGGTTATAATGAAAGCAATAAAACTTTTTCTATTCTATTCTGTGCTCCAATTACTGTTCAAAAATTTCCTTTAGAAGATTTTGACCCATTTATATTGACAAAAACAAAGGGAAGAATTCATATTTTCATTAAGAATCAATATGGAGAATATGATTTTGAACCGATAAAATTAGATAATTCAAGAACTGTAGACATTGAACTTAATTATGGAAGTGGTTTTTCAGAAATAAATGAAACTATTTTAGAACGACTAAAAACAAAAACAAATGGACTGTATATGTTTCATGGTTCTCCGGGTACGGGAAAGACAACATATATAAAATATCTAACTACTCAAGTAGAAAAGGATTTTATTTATGTTCCTACAAATATGTTGGAATACTTTACTACAGATCCTAATAGCCTTTCTATACTTCTTAGAAAGCCAAATTCAGTTATCATCTTAGAAGATGCGGAGAAAGCCATTTTAAAGCGAGAAGACGGTGGAAGTTCCTCTGCGGTTTCTTCTCTGTTGAATCTTTCAGATGGAATCATGAGCGACATTATGAAAACTTCTATTATAGTTACATATAATTGCTCTAAGCATGATATCGATGAAGCTCTTAGACGCAAAGGACGCTTGCAGATAGATTATGAATTTGGACTATTATCAACAACAGATGCAAAGATGCTTGCAAATAGTCTTAACTATCCTGCGGATTTTGTAGAAAGCGAAATAACAAACGATACTTCATTAGCAGATATATATAATCTACAAACTAAAGTGGATTTCTTAGATAAAAAGACAAAATTAAATCGTATGATTGGATTTGGACAATGAAAACTCCTAATTTAGATACCATTATAGAATTATACGATTCCTTTTCAGATATTAAATTTTTTGAAAAAAATCATACATATGAAATTTCAGGAAAAAAAGCTAAAACTTCTGTTTCGGGTCTTATTTCTAGTTATGAAAAACCTTTTAATACTGATGTAATCGCAGCAAGAGTAGCCAAAAAGGAAAAAGTTCCTGTAAAAACTATTCTCGAAAAGTGGGAGAAAAATAAAAATTATTCTTGTCACAAGGGTTCAGAATTTCATTTACATGTTGAAAATTTCTTAGAACGTAGAATTGTTCCAATAGATAGAGAAGCATTTGTTAATTTTATGTCACCAAAAGGAGAATTATTCTTTTGTGAAAACTCTGAAATTGAAAAATATTACAATGAAATGGCTATTCTTATAAGAAATTTTAGAAATTTTTATGAATGGTGGAAACAAGATCATATTCTTATTAAGTCGGAATTTGTAATAGGAGATAAAGAATCTACGATTTGCGGAACAATAGACAATCTTTCTTATAACAAAAAAACAAAAGAATTTGTTATTTTTGATTATAAAACTAATAAAAAAATTGAAAGAAAAAATTCATATGGTGAAAATTTTTTAAAACCATTTGAACATATTTCAAAATGTGAACATACAAAATATAGTTTTCAACTTTCATTGTATAGTTTGATATTTGAAAGAAATTCTCCATTTAAAATACACTCTTCTTATATTGTTTGGGTTGCTGGAGAAAATGATTATGAATTAATTTCTCCAATAGATTTTAAACACGAAGCAGAAATGATGTTAAGTTCAAAAAATTAAAATAAAAAAAAATATTTTTTTTGTTGAAATGTAATAATTCGAGGTAAATATCATTACAACAATACAACTATATGTCATTCATGAAATCATACCTCTCAGTATTAAACGAAGATACAAAGAAGAATTCCAGCGTTGCAGCTGATAACACTGGAGAACTTGAAGGTGCAGAAAAAGCAAAGAAATTTGTTAAAAACTCTGGACCAGAAGCCGTAAAAACTGAAAAACCAGTTAAAGGACCACACTCCGAACAAGATTCTGATTCACTTCCTAAATCTGTTAGCAGCGAATCTAAAAATCCATTTGATCTTCTTTATAATAAAATATTAGCTCAAGAAGCATTTGGTGAAGAAGATAGTGATACATTAGATTTTTCTGGTGAAGTTGAAGATGAAGCTGGGGATGAAATGAACTTTGACATGGAAGACACCGACGAACCTTCAGAAGAAGAAGGCGAAGAAACTGAAAAAGAAGGTCTTGAAGCTGTTCTCGATCATTTAAAAAGTGCTGTAGCTGCTTTAGAGTCTTTAATTGGCGAAGAAGAAAATGAAGAAGGCGAAGAAGATATGGATATGGATGAAGAAGATATGGATATGGACGAAGAAGATATGGAAGGATATCCAGTTTCTGAAGAATCTGTTGAGGCTGAAATAGAAGGTCATGCGCTTGTTAATAAGGAAAGATTAGAAAATAAATTAAACAAATCTTCAAATCAAAAAGTCAGAAATGCTGTTCATGTAACTAAAAAGAAAGCACAAGTTACTAAAGGAACTCGATATGACGGAAAGCCTGAACCCTTCCGTTCAAATCCAGAAGAATTAACAAAACCATCTAAACACAATGTTGGTGGAGTTAAGGTTGGAAAAGGTCTTTTTGATCAGTAATATAAAAAAAACATAATATTTAAAAAATCCGATACATTGTATCGGATTTTTTTTTGCTATGACTAAGTATAGGATATGGAAAACTTTTCTAAATTTTTTGATGCTTCGAAAGAAAGATTTACACCGAATACTAGAAAACATCATCAGAATCCAATTCGTTCTATAAACAGAAAACATCAAAATCAGGTTGCAAGAATGTATGGTGCAGCGGGAAGAAAAGATGATCCTATAGTAGATAGCATTGTAAAATATGATAAGGTTGGAAAGTGGCCTATTGGAATTGCTGCTGCACAACGCCTTTTAAAAACATATGGAATAAAACATCTTCCAGAAAAAAGCTATTCAAAGGCAATAAATAGGACAGGAATCATGATTAACTTTGATTCAAACACTAAAAAATTTAATTTAAATAGACAAAAAAAATAATATGGAAAATTTAAGATATTTAAATAAAACTAAAAACCAAACGGAAAGACAAAATTTTTCAAATTGGTGGAAAGAACAAATAAACATCTATGGACAAGAAGTTTCTTATTATTCCAATACCGCACCGCTTTCTAGTTTTAATTTCTTATATGGCGAAAAACCAGATGGTGGCTTTACCGATGGCAAGCCACTTATTGTTTTATTAAATTTAAACAACGATGCTCTTTTACTTTCAAAATTCGGAATACTGGCAGACAGTGATATGTCCGGAGTAATCCACCCATATCATTTTACATTGCTATATGGTTTATCCTCAGAACCAAGAGCAGGTGATTTAATGATGCTATCAGAGTTTGGTATAGATAGGTTAAATTATCCTAGAAGAGGACCAACAATTTATCAGCTTACGGAAGTAATAGATGAATTTCAAGGAAATCCACTAGGAGGACATTATGTTTGGTTTTTTAAAGGTAAGCGATATGACTATAGCTTTGAAACAAATAGTCCAGGTTCTGGAATGGGAAATATTCCTCTGGATGATAATGATAAAGCCAATGAAGCAAGTTTAAATAACTTTGATTATGCTACAGAAAATCCATGTGATAATACTTCTGTATATGGAAATTATTGAATAATTTTTATATTTAGATGGTCATTAGAATTTTCTTCAGAATAACAAACATCTATGTTATAATCTTCCATTAGGATTTTCTTTAAAATAATATCCTCGGTAGCAGTAATATAATCTCTGATTGCTTTTGGCTTATATACTATCTTTTCTGGAGAAACTCCCCTTTCCTCTGCTTTATCCGAAACAATATTTACAGCCTCGTATAGAGCTATCCACTTGGATAACATAGAAGCCTTTCCATGCATTTCTTCCCACCATGTAGTTGGATTTGTTTTAGTATTCATGATTATTCTTTTGTAAAGGTTGGAGTCGAGAGTGCGCTTTGATTGCTTATAACTGGTTCTGTAATTCTAGCAACTGTAAAATTGATATTAACCAAATTTCTTTTTTCACATGAATCACACACAAATTCTACTCTTTCATTTTCATCTGGAATAAAAGTCATTATATTATGCTTTTTACAATAAGCACATTCTAGAATGGTAGATAGTTGCTCAAGCTTATCTAATTCTTTTTGTCTTGTGATTTGATAAAAATAGTTATTAAACAATCCCCCAAAAAAAGAAAATAGAATATATTGAATGCTAATAGATAAAAGAAATGCAGCAATATAATTCTGTCCCACCATCCAAGCAGATAGTGCTATTAGAGTAGATGTTAGTGTTACAGTTAGTGTTGATTTTATAAATAATATTAATTCTTTGTTAATTTTCATAATCTGAATACTACATCAAATCATAAAAATTGTAAAGATATATTTTTAAAAAATATTAGGATTTTGCTTTGCATCAATCTCTACTAGATTTGCAACGTTTAATATATTACTTCCAACTTTTTTAATTCCTATTAATGAAGATTTTGTCAATTTCATCAAAACTTTAATTGCTAATTTTTGTCTTTTGTTTATTGATGGGTTTTCGCTTACACAACGTTGCATCTTTCTATATGCAGAAAGAAGATATACAAAACTATCTGCTAAATCGCTGGTAACTGTATCCAAAGGCCAAGGAATTGATGGAATCTTTTCCGGTTCTGGAGCAGTTGGCGGAAACACGGGAGGAGAACCTTTCTGGTATGGAAAGGAATATCCTTGACTACTGCTGTATGGTTGATAATCTTTTCTAGGCA